GTAGAGGCGGATGATGTTATTGCCTATGCTGCAAAACAACTCTTACCGAAAAGTAAGGTTACAATCATGAGTACCGATAAGGATTTTTTGCAGTTAGTAGATGATAGAATATCTGTGTGGTCGCCCACCAAAAAGAAACTATACAAACCTGATATGATAAAAGAAGAATATGGTGTAACACCCAATAATCTTTTAATGTGTAGAATTTTTGACGGCGACCAATCAGATAATATAAAAGGGGTATTGGGTATAGGAACTAAAACTCTCGTAAAGAATTTTCCTGATCTTAAAGATGGTGTCCATTATTCAGTAGATGATATTATCAAAACAGCAGAAAGTAAGAAAGATAGTGGTGATGGTAAATTTTACAACACTATTTTAGAACAAAAAGATACTATGCATATGAACCATAGATTAATGCAGTTACAAGAAGTAGATATAAGTGGTTCAGCAAAACTTAAAACAAATAATATCGTAAATGGTAAAATACAAGAATTAATAAAATCAAAATTCCAAACAATGTTTATAGAAGATAGGATGTTTGGTGCATTACCTAATATGGATAGTTGGTTAATGACAGTTTGGGCAAAACTTAATAGATTTGCGAAGATAAACAATGGGTAGAAAAAAGAAATATTATACTAAAGAAGAAAAACTTGAAGCTCAACGAAAGTGGCAGATGGACCACTATGAGCGTAATAAATCCAAAATTCTCAAGAAAGCTAAAGAACGATATAGACTAAAAAAGATAGAAGATAGACGAAAGGAAAAAAGGAGAAAAATGTATGGGGAGCAGTAAACTAATCAACGGAGATTGTTTAGAAGAACTGAAAAAACTTGATGATGATTCTATAGACTTACTCTGTACAGACCCACCATACGGATATGGATTTATGGGGAAACATTGGGATACATTCCAAGAGAAAAAATCTACAAAATCTCAATCAGTAGGTTGGATGAGTCCTGGTATGAAGAAATCCACATATGGGATGAAAGAGTTTTTTGTTCCTATTTGGGAAGAGGCATTAAGAGTATTGAAACCAGGAGCATTCTCATTCGTTATGTCTGCACCAAGAAGTGATGTTCAAATGGTTATGTTACAAACTTTACAAGAATCAGGATTTGATGTGAGTTTCACACCAATTTATTGGACATACGCTACAGGTTTTCCAAAGGCTATGAATATAGGTAAGGCGGTAGATAAGAGATTGGGTAAAGAACGAGAGGTTATTGGAGTGAAGAAACGAGGTGATGTAGAAGAAGCCAAGAAACGAGGAACTACATTTACTCAAGCAGAGGCTAACCAAAATAACAAAGATATATTTGGATATGGGGAAGAAGAAATAACATCAGGACCAGCATCAGACGAAGCCAAGAAACTTGATGGAAGTTATGCAGGATACCAACCAAAACCAGCGGTAGAAGTAGTAATTGTGGCTATGAAACCATTAGAACAAAAAGGTTATTTAGACCAAGCACTTGATAATCAAAAGGGAGTAACTTGGTTAGATGATTGTAGAATACCATTTGCAGGAATGAGTGATTCAGAACAATACGAGAGTGATAGAAAAGGATTTATAGAAAGAAGTTCCATAGAAGAAGGTTCGGTATATGCTGAAGAATATGGTGGAACATATAATTATGGATTTAAGAAACCGATTAGTAAAGATTTAGAACAATATAATAAGGATAATGTAGGTAGTCAGAAAAACTTTGATACTGAGGCAGACGGATTGTCCAGGGGAAATCAACCATCAAGAAAAACCACAAAGAGGAAACCGAGAGAAGAAAATACGGTATTTAAGACAAGTGGATTTAAGAGTGAAGATAATGATACAGCAGAAGCATCACCACTCGGTAGATTTGCAGCAAACTTGTTGGTAAGTGATGATGTGTTGAATGTTGAAAGTAAAGGTCAGTTAGCACCAACTACTGGTAAAGAACCATCTAATTACAAAGAGAATAATACACATGGTAGTTATTTGGGTTATCGTAAAGAAATGAAACCAAGAGATGATGGAAATTCATTCAGTAGATATTATAGTTTAGATGCTTGGTGGGAAGATAGGGTTAAGAAATTACCAGAAGAAATACAACGGACATTTCCATTTTTGATAGTTCCAAAGGCGAGTAAATCTGAAAAGAATAGTGGATTGGATAAATTTGAGACAAAACAGAAGGATGAAAGAACCGATGTAGGTAAGGGCTCTTTTACAGAAAAAGGATTACAGCCAGGTAAAAATATTCATCCAACCGTAAAACCAACAACCTTGATGAGTTACTTAGTTACACTTGGTAGTCGTAAAGATGATGTTGTATTAGACCCATTTTCAGGAAGTGGAACAACGGGAATTGCTTGTGTGTTTTCAGAAAGGAACTACATACTTATTGAAAGAGAAAAAGAGTATTTTAAGATACTAAAGGCTCGGATTGAGAAAGCAAAAAATCCAGCAGGATTAGTAGAAAATGAATGGTTTTAATCTATGAGTGATAAATCAACTTTAACACAATTTGGACACGTTTTTCAGGCCAAGATTATCTCGTCTTTACTATCAGATAAAAAATTTATACAAACTATATCAGATATTTTAGAACCAGATTATTTCGATAGTGATGCCAACAAGTGGTTATGTGAAAATATAAGAGATTATTTCTTTGAGTATAAAACTACACCAACTCTTGACGTGATGAAAGTTAAGATAGATGAGATGGAGAATGAGATTTTACAGGTTTCAGTAGTAGACAACTTAAAAGAAAGTTGGAGAAATGTAGAATCAACAGACTTAAAGTTTGTCCAAGAACAAACATTAGAGTTTTGTAGAAATCAAGTTATGAAAAATGCCATTATGGATAGTGTTGATTTGATTGAGGTCGGACAATATGACCAAATCAAAAAAATCGTGGATGAGGCAATGAAAGCTGGTTCAGATAGAGATTTAGGTCATGATTATATTGTTGGTATAGAAGAACGACTTACAAAATCTACAAGAGATACCGTAAAGACAGGTTGGGACCCAATAGACGAAGTTATGGATGGTGGATTAGGTAAAGGTGAATTGGGTGTTGTCGTAGCACCTGCTGGAATTGGTAAAACTTGGTGTTTACAAAATATCGGAGCGAATTCAGTTAAGAATGGATTAAATGTAGTTCACTATACATTAGAGTTAAATCAGAATTATGTTGGTTTGAGATACGATACAGTTTTTAGTGGAGTTACAACATCAGATATAAAATATTATCAAGATGATGTTAAGAAGAAAATAGATGCACTTAAAGGAACATTATTGATAAAGTATTTTCCCACCAAAAGTGCTTCAGTTCAAACGTTAACTGCACATCTAAGTCAAATTGAAATACAAGGAGTTAAACCTGATTTAGTATTGGTTGATTACGCCGATATTTTAAAGGGTGTTGGTTCAGAAAAAAGACACGTTTTAGAAAATATTTATGAAGATTTAAGAGGACTTGCGGGGGAAATTGAATGTCCAATATGGACAGCTTCACAGGCGAACAGAAGTTCATTGGAAGAAGAAGTGATTGACGCTACAAAAGTTGCAGAAGCTTATTCAAAAGTAATGATAGCAGATTTCGTGGTATCAGTTAGTAGAAAGGTTGAAGATAAGATTGCAAATACAAGCAGGTTTCACGTTATAAAGAATAGATTTGGTATAGATGGTATAACTTTTCCATCAAGTATGAATACGAATATTGGTAAAATCCAGATTTACGAATCAACAACTCAGAGTGGACAAGAGGTTCAAGGTAAAATGGATAATAGTCAAGAGTATTTACGAAAACAACTGGCAAATAAATATAATGCGGAAAAAGATATGGAAGGCTTTGAGTAGAAGTCAGTATATATTATATTTATAGTCGGGTGTTACAAAGGAAATAATTTTTACAACAAGGAGAAATAGTTTATATGGAAAAGTTTCAGTTATCGGAAAATTTTATAAATAAGTATAAAAGAAAAAAACCCCCGTTTGGTTTTAATGGTTTAGGTGAATTAGTGTATATGAGAACCTATTCTCGTATTAAAGAAAACGGTAAAAATGAAAGATGGTGGGAAACGGTTAAGAGGGTTGTAGAAGGAACTTATTCTATGCAAAAGAATTGGATTGATTCTCATCAACTCGGATGGAATCCTTGGCAAGCTCAAGCATCAGCTCAAGAAATGTACGAAAGAATGTTTAATATGAAGTTCTTACCACCTGGCCGTGGACTTTGGGCAATGGGAACTGCTATAACAGAAGAAAAGAATCTTTATGCTGCCCTTAATAATTGTGCATTCGTATCTACTAAAACACTTAAAGAAGATTACTCAAAACCATTTTGTTTCTTAATGGACGCATCTATGTTAGGTGTAGGAGTTGGTTTTGATACAAAGGGTGCTGGTGAGATAGTAATAAAGGGAGTTAATACTGATAGAGGAGAAGAAGTATTTAAGATACCTGATACGAGAGAAGGTTGGGTAGAATCATTAAAGTTATTGTTAGAGAGTTATTTTCATGGAACTGCACCAGTATATTTTGATTACAGAAAGATTAGACCAGCGGGAGCACCAATTAAAGGTTTTGGTGGTGTTTCAAGTGGTCATGAACCATTAGAAGAAATTCATGATGAAATTAGAAAAGTATTAGAACAAAATAGTAAAGAACCAATTACAGTTACTACAATTGTGGACATAATGAACCTTATTGGTAAATGTGTCGTAGCAGGGAACGTAAGACGAACAGCGGAGATTGTGTTCGGTGATCCATTTGATGAGGAGTATTTGGATTTAAAGAATTATCAAGTCAATCCACATAGAGAACAATATGGTTGGACTTCCAATAATTCAATATATGCAGAACTCGGTATGGATTATACAGAGGTATGTAAGAGGATTAACGATAATGGAGAACCTGGATTCGCATGGTTAAAGAATATGAGAAAATTTTCTCGTATGCAAAATGGTGGAGATAATAAAGACCATAGAGTTGCAGGTGGAAATCCTTGTTTAGAACAATCATTAGAAAGTTATGAATTATGTTGTTTAGTAGAAACATTTCCGTATAACCATGAAGATTTAGAGGACTATAAAAGGACACTTAAATATGCTTATCTGTATGCCAAAACGGTAACACTTGGTAAAACTCATTGGAGTGAAACCAATAGAGTTATGTTAAGAAATAGACGAATTGGATGTTCAGTAAGTGGTGTCGCACAATTTATTACAAAACACGGAATGGATAATTTAAGAAAGTGGTTAGAGAAAGGATATGATACAATACAAGATTGGGATTGTACTTATTCTGATTGGTTCGCGGTTCCAAAGTCAATTAAAACCACATCAGTTAAACCAAGTGGAACGGTTTCACTCTTAGTAGGAGCAACTCCTGGAATGCACTATCCAGAGTCAAGATTCTACATAAGACGAATGAGGTTGTCAAAACATTCAGAGTTAATAGAACCACTAAGAAAAGCAGGTTACAAATTAGAACCAGCCTTCGGTTCAGAAGATTCAACGATGGTAGTAGAGGTGCCGGTAGATGTCGGGGAGGGTATTAGAACTGCGGCTGAACTTTCGATTTGGGAACAATTCAGTTTAGCCGCGTTCTTACAACGACATTGGGCAGATAACCAAGTAAGTTGTACAGCAACATTTGACCCTGAAACAGAGTCCGACCAATTACCACACGTTTTAAATTATTTTCAATATAGATTAAAAGGTATATCGTTATTACCAAGACATCCATTAGGAGCTTACAAACAAATGCCCTATGAAGCAATTACAGAACAAGATTATGAAAAACAAGTTAAAAAACTTGGTTATTTAAGTTTTGTAGGCGTTGAAGGTGAAGAAGCAGAAATAGATAAATTTTGTAACAATGATGTTTGTGATATACCAGATATACCAGAAGCATGATAAGAATTCACATACCACAAAAACAGGCAGTTGACGCACCTGTGAAAAAATGCGTCTTAACCAAACAAAAAGAGGAGAACGTTAATGAATAAACGTAATCTAATCTCATCGGTAATGACCATTCTAATGCCTATGTTCCTTTTCGGACAAGCAGTAATTGAAGAAAAGGTAGAGACAAGCATTGGTGGTGTAGTTTCTGATGAGTCAAACAATCCAATAGTTGGAGCCAATGTGATTGTAGAAG